TTTTGGAAATGAGCTCAAATCATAAGTTAATGAACCGTCAGGCTCACTACCAGAAAAAATACTGTCCGACAAGGTAGTACCATCAGCAGCGTACACAGCAAAAGAATTAGCTATACCACTGTTAATAGTTCCACTTCCTCCTCCTCCTCCGGCGGCAGAACCATTGTTTGTTAATGCAATGTCGTTACCGTCATCATCTGTAAAATATAAATTGGTAGGGTTATCATTCTTAACCCACAAAATACCACTAGATTCTACGTGACTAGGAGCTGAGCTTCTTTCTGCAACCTGTATAGTAGTTGATACGCTAATACCAGTAGAGGTTGGTTGTGTAGTGGTTCCTACAGATATACTATCTGTAAACCTACCTGTTCCAGCAACGTGCAGTTTTTCACCCGGCGCATTTGTGCCAATACCAACGTTACCACCTTGGTCTAAAACTAATTGGTCACTGTTGCCATTTGTAAATATACTCAAATCATTAGTAGTTGTAGTTCGGATAGAATTTTCGTCTATCAGTAGATGTTTACTACTATCACTCTTTTCTATTTCAAGTTTACCTCCTTTTAAATGAAGAAGATTAGAAGGTGAAGTTGTACCTATACCTATTCTACCTGTCTCGGTCATAGCTAACATATTACCTACACCGTCTAATGAAAAGTCTATTCTTTCTGAACCACCATCAGAAGATAAAATTAATCTTGAGCTGTTAGAAGAAGTACTTCCAAGAGTTATTCTTTGGTCTCCACTACCAGCAATATGAAGTGAAGTAGAAGGAGTTGTGCCTATACCTAACTTACCAAAAAATTTAGCATCTTGGTCTGATTCTAAACGCAACGCTTCACTACCACCATTTGTATGGAAACGCAAAGCATCTAGTGAATGATTATATGCCATATGCCCAGCAGCGTTACTCGATGTGTCGCCAAATATTATTCTTGCTTCGTGCGAGTCGTTAATAGAATCAAGAAGTATACCTTCGTCGTTATTAGCAAATACAACAGTTAGTGGTTGTATGGGTGAAATTGTACCTATACCTATTTTAGCTGGCGAACCTACGATATTTAAATTATTAGTGTGTAAAGAACTATTAGGTCCTAAAGATATAGCACTATTTTCTGTAACAACATACCTATTAGTATCATCATCAGACAGTTGTATGTTTGCTCTATTGTCAGAAGATGTAAATCTAGCTACGTTATCAATACCTCCTGAATTAACATCTAAATATCTAACAGGGTCGGTTATACCTATTCCCAACTTACCATCAGTGTCTATGTTTATGTTTGTAGTAGCTATTTGACTTGTTAACCCTAAAGATAGTGTTGAATCTTCTGCTACTATACTAGCTGTTGTATCATCGTCTGCTACTTGAATCAATCCTCTGTTATCTGTAGATTTAAATAGTGCTAGTGTGTTACTAGCTGATTCTACGTTGAACTTTTCAGAAGGTGTGATAGTGCCTATACCTACTCTTTTGTTTGCACCATCAAAAGCAACATAAGTAGTACCATCACTTTGAACAAATACATCATCATCTGCATTTAAAAATATATCATCATCTGCGTGTATCATCAAATCTTCAGGGTTGTCTGTATCTGCTTTAATAAATGTATCTGCAGAATCAAACCTTAGCTCTTTGTTTTCAGCTACTGTTATGTGGTCACTAAAAGTTGAAGTTCCAGTTACTGCTAATGTACCTGTTATAGTCGTATTACCTGATAAGAGTGAAGTTCCCTCTACTACTGTATTTCCCGATAACAACGTAGCTCCACGTACATCTAACTTTTGACTAGGTGCAGTTGTGCCTATACCCACATTACCATTGAATGTTGTATTTCCTGCATCACCATTATGCACAATCATTGCAGCATTACCAGCAGTACCTCCATTAGAACCAATTCTCAACTGACTATTTAAAAGCCATATATCTTGAGTTTTATTAGAACTAAAGGTATCAGTTAACCTTATTCTTGGATATTTTCGTTTACCTTCAAGAACATTATAAGTATTATCACTATCACTACCTTCTACAAGTAGATAGTTTCCTGTGTCTGAACTATCACCAAGTAGTAATTTACTACCATCATATTTAAATTGAGCACTACCTTCTATACTGTCAGCTGTAGAAGCTCCCACAGCTATTTGATTATCACTAATAGAACCAGCGATACCACTAGTTCCTGCAGTTACTAAATCTACTAAATTAACGGTAACAGGACTTAACCCACCGCTACGGGCCAAAGAAAGGGTGTAATTAGGTGCGCCACCTAATGTTGCCCCAGTAACAAAAAAATTATTTCCAGCTGGTGCTGCGGACTCTATGCGTTTGTTACCCACTGCATTATGGGCTAAACTTTTCAGTACTTTTGTATAACGTGCCATCTAGTCACCAGTTAAAAATGTTGGGGAGATTAAGGTTCTCCCCGGACCCTTCTTAGAAAAAATTATTCAATAACTTTAACTAATAATTATTTGACCAGCTTCTGGTCTAACGATTTTCAATCCGTACCTCATAGACATGTAGGAACCGACAATACCGAATCCGGGATTGGCTTCTTCTACAGTCAATGGGCGTCTTTCGACGTATGCCATTGGTTTGGTTGAAAGGTCGAAAATTCCAATACGGTCCGATGGGACGTATGGATTAACGATTACTTGAAGACCGTATAAGCTTCCGACTAGTCCGCCTGTGCTTAACATTGAGCTGAATGGGTTGTCTTCTGGTGCTGTAGGCATAAGATTACCTTGTGTCTGAATAGAACCATTAGTACCCATAGCAGTTGTGAAAGCAGTGACGAAATCTGTCATCTTCAACATATTTTCATAGTGTGAAGGTGACATAAATAAGTGACTAGCGTTGTATCCAAGCTTGCTCATCCTACTGATAGCTCCTGCAATGTCGGTCAAAGCGAAAGAGCTTGTACCGGCTGAAGTAGCTGCGTTATAAGAATTACATGCTTGTAAGGCTGTTAAACCTTGGTTTGCGTAGTCATCTAATCTACCATCGAAAGTTGCACCAGTTCCAAAGAAACCACCTTGTGGGTTTGATGAGAAATTGGTGATTGCTGATTCTGCTGTTGAAGCAGTTATTGCTATGGTTCCGAGTGTAGCGTCTGCTGCATCGTTACCAAAAATAACTTTAACAACGTGTTGAGTTAAGTGTCTGTCGACAGCTCTGCGAGCTTCGTTCAATGCCATCTCAACTTCGTTGAATCTAGAGTCTTCAATCATTCTTCGGGTTACACCAACTGCAATACCCCACTCTTTAACTGCTACTCTCTCGGAGCGCATTTTTGTGTGTTGGTATTGAGGAGTGTTTCCTTCATCTATTTGTTCCATCGCCATGGATGGTTTTGCGAAAGTGATATCAATATCACCGCCTGTATCGGTTGTCATTGGGTCAGCGAAGAATTGCATTACTGGAAGCTCTGCGACTTTGTAGTCCATTAAAGCTTCTTTATAATCAATAAGTACTCTTTCTCCTGCTCCACCATCAATGGAACCGGTGTTTAGGCTTGTTAGTATACCGGGAGTTGCGTCAACCATTTAATCACCTTATATAGTCAATACCTTGACCAATCTGATTCCAGTTCCAGAGCCAGACTCCAAAGCAATTGCGAAAACTGCTCCAGCAGTTGCTCCTGCTTTTAGGACTCCGTTTCTTGCAGCAGCGCCAGCATCTACTTCTAGAGTTGCTCCGCTTGCTACAGTTCCTGTTACTGCGGCGTTCAATACGACACCTTTTCCGGATACGATGCTGCACGGTCCGTCTGCTACAGCGTCAGTAAGGGCGAACCCAATTACTTTCTTTGAAGCAGCTCCTTCATCGTGCCTGACTTTTCCATCAGTGTGCATTTCACATGCATGTCCACCAGATAGAGCAGCTTTGGCTGTGAAAGGAAGGATACGTGCTGGTGCACCACCATCATTTACTAAAATTTCTGTTGCCATTTTTAGTTACCTCTATAGTATTCACGGTTCAACTTAATTTTACCGTTTACCATTTTCATACCGAATTTTCTTTCTGTTTCTGGTACTTCACCCTCGTCGGCTGCTTTACCTTTACCGAAAGACCTTTCGACATCGTTGCTTGGCTCTGGCATTGCTGCTAGAGCGTCGCTGAATCCAGTCAATCTGGACTCATCCCATGCAGAGAGTTCCTCTACACGAGCATCCTTTTTGTCTTCTTCGACTGAGCCGAATAAGATTTCTTTGGATATAATTGCTTCTACAGTTTCTAACTTTCGTGCTTCTGCTTCCTTAGCTAGTCTTTCTTCCTCTGCTTCTTTGAAAGCTTCTAATTCTTTCATAGCTTTCTTGAACTCAGATTCGATTTCCTTCTTGGATGCTTCTGCAGCTTCAAGTTGTGAACGTAGAGAAGCGAACTCGCGTTCGACAATGTTCTCTGCCTCGGATTTTACAGTTGTTTCTTTTGTCTCTTCTGACATAGTTATTACCTCTGTTTTCCCGTCTTCACATCCACACGAACCTTCATGGCCACCACAACCACAGTCGTGGTCGTCTTCAGATTCTTGTGAATTACATTCATTTCCATCTATTGTACATTCTTTACAGACGGGGTCCATTTTTTCATTGTCAATGAAACTTACCTCTGTGGGACGAATGTTGGTGGCATAAGTGTCACCCATCACATCAATATCGTTGGAGAACCAATCGATACTAACATGAGTCATGTCCCCGTCCTTGACTTTGTTCGGGAGTTCTGAGAACTTCTCAAGGTTGTCCTTCAACATACCTCCTTCAATATAAACTTTATGTTCTTCTCCTTCTACCTCATATTCGTGAGGTCCGGATGTAATAGCGATAACTGGGAATGTCACAGAGTCAATTCCCTCATCGCTGGAAAATGTCATACTATCTTCATCACCTAAAGACAACGCAAATGTTCTGCGTGTAGGTTCTGTAGACTTGCCCTCTGCAAATTCCCGCTCAACGCCGTTCTCTTCAGCCCACATGCTACACATGCCGGCTGCAATCTCTTCGTGATTCTCAAAACCACGTTTCTTAAGAGATGCTTTGGTAGATATCATACATTTTTCAAATGTCATGCTCTGTCTCCTGTTACGTTTGCGGAGGGCTGATTGCCCCTATTTTGTGCTCTAGCAGATTCCTCTCGTTTGTCTTCGTCTCTTCCACCAGATATGTTTGCATTTCTATCAGCAACCCGTGCGTTAGCTTCCATATCAAGAGTAGCCACTCCTTCAGGATTTAGCCCTCTCTCTTCTCTTACTTCGCCCGGTGACAATACTCCTTCTGATAAATAAATCATATCAGTTTTTGCCTTAGTAAATGCGTCATCAACGTTAATTTGCCTAAACTTAAATTTTGCCTCTCCACTATTTATTTGTGGCATAAGCTGGGCGTTAAGTGCACCCTCTACCATAGTTTGTAAGTATCTTACATATGGTTCAAAAATTGGTCGTGCTTTTTCTGGGTCTGTCCACATAGTACGTGGTGTTTTCAAAGCTACATGTATTTTATCTAATATATCATCTGTATATTTACCATACTCAAAAGCACGTTGAGTACCTTGTAGCTCTTTAATTACTATGTCGTTACCATGGATAATGTCTTCTCCGGGGGCTAATGAATTGAATGCATCAACAATCTCATTGATTTTATCAGGACCATATGGCATGTCTGGTAATCCAGCACTAACATCAAATCTACTTGTAGCATATTTGTTGAGTGCCGCACCTATATCTCTTTCTGCATAGTCTTTCAAATCAACCAAATACAAGATAGGGTGAATATCAGATAATCCATATGCTAAATCATCAAATGAATTATTATTCAACGCTACTATCTCATCTTCTTCGAATCTGATGTTTTCTTCATCATCTCCCACTTTTTGATAATAGTATTCTATTTGTCCATGCTCGTTTCTTTTTACAAACATGTTCTGACTAGAACGTAAAACTAAGTTGTCTCCTGTCCATTCTAAATATCCACTACCAAATATTCTTGCATTTCTTAACCACCCATATAAAATGTGTTCAATATTAATATCTCTAAACATTTCTTCGACCTCTTCTCTAAGGCCGTCATCATCAGTTACAATATCAAAATTATCTTTTACAGCGTATAAACAAGGTAAATCTATCAATGTTCTAACTATAGGGTCTGATAGATATACGTTCATGTATGTTCTATTTTTTCCTATATGTGGTTCAAAGTCTTTTTCTTGACCAATGCTAAAGC